ATGCGGGCCAGTGCGAAGGTCCGGCCGACACCGACCCAGCGGACACCATCCCCAGCCCTGACCCCGAGCTGCATCACTTCTTTCAGGACAACCTATGAGCACGCACGCCAGCCCCGAGCTGCTCAAGGAAATTGAGCACCTGCTAGCCACGCACGACCTCTACTCAGGGGACTTCGAGCGCTTGTGGGATATTCTCGAAGGTGCCCGCATCGCAGAAGAGGCCGACAAGCGCGGTGTCGAGCGCGACGGCAGCCACTTCCCGCTAGGTCAAGCTCTCCAGACGCTAGCCTGGCTCAAGCGCCAGATAGCCGACGGCACGACCCGGAGGTTCCAGTGAAGTTTACGCTAATGACCCCACGCGGCATGGTGGTCGGCAGCTTCGAGGCCGAAGACCCCGAGGCCGCTATTAAGAGGGCAGAGTCTCCGCCCTGGAAAGAAGACGTCCTAGACGGCCAAGAATCCTCAGACCCGGACATTGGCTACATCCTAGTCGTACCCGACGAGGAAGAGCCCGAGCCAGACCCCAACGAATATGACACCAGCGACTACTACGACAACGAGTACGACGTGCCATGACTTGCCCAGAAGAAATCGTGCGCTGCCTGGCGGCAAAGCATGAAATCATGCTGAGCAGAGTCAGGGACTATCTGCTTATTGGCGGAGAAGATAGGCTATATGCCAATGGGCCACGTATCATGTCAGCTAGGGTGGCAGCAGATCGTGTAGGAGTTACAGAAAGAACTATCCAGCGATATCGCCGGATGCTACGAGACAAATAGGAAGGCGAACATGGACGACAAGGAAGTTACCCAAGAGCCCAGCATCGGCGTCGATGGTCGTGCCAGGATAGAGGCCGTGCGCTGGCTGACAGTGCGCAGAGCCCTCAAGATCGAGATCGAGACCGGCATGCGGCGTTCCAATCGCGGACGCCCGACCATCGTGCTAGCCAACGAGATCAGCGGCTGCACATCCAGGAACAAGCGCGTTGCGTACAAGGCTCTAGACGACAAGATAGCCGAGGTTCTGGGCGAGGACCAAAGGAAGCCGCTATGAGCAAGAGAGTCGAGGTAGAAGGACCTGTCGTGCTAACCACGAAAGGGGACGGCACGTATACCGAGCAGGGTGAGGACGTTACCTGGATCCTCACCTGCTATACAGAGCCACGCGAGTTCTTGGTCACCTGCGTCGTGTGCGACGAGGAGATCGAGGAATGGGATCTCTGGCTCTGCATGGACGGCGGAGAGAGCGCTCACCGCAGTTGCGTCGTAATGAGCGAGCAGAACTGCCAAGGAAGTGGACTCTCCTGGGGCAGCGGTACAGGCAATCCAATCTGCCCAATCTGTCATCGCGGGCCGGGCGGACTCAAGGTCAAGCGTCCTATCCGACGCCTTGGACGCTGGACCGGAACCGTTCCTGTCCACGAACAGAGGACGTCATGACCGTCCAGTGGGGCAAGCGCTATCGACCTCGCAAGTCAGATAACGGTCACACGCCGCTCCAGTTTGGCCGCGGTGAGCGTAAGGGGTATGTCCGCTGTCAGTGCGGTGTGACCCTCAGCAGCAGGAGCGACGCAATAGCAAGCTGGCGCAGACACTATCAGAGAAAGGTATCAGCATCATGAGCGACACTACTAGGTTCAGCTATCAGACCTGGGGCAGCGGTAACACTCCAGACGAGATCGAGGCCAGTGCGGAGAAGAGGGCACGATCTGAGCTTGGCGATTTCAACGGTCCAGTGCGACTGAGCAGTTACGCCATCATGAATACCAAGGACCCACTAAGAGACGATCTCCGGCCAGAACGAACTCAAGAGAGGCACGTCCAAGCGTTCAGCAATGGCCACAAGATGTGGGCCGAGGTCACCGTCATGGGCCTGCGCATCGACGAGGGCATCTCCTGGCAGGACCAGCATCCAGACGGCATAGCCTACAACGACTGAGGAAGACATCATGAACGACGAGCACGACAACGCGGCTGACGACAAGGCCATGCTCGAGAAGCTGCAGATAGCTGGCAAGAGCGTGAGCATCGATTTCACAGTAGACTCAAGCAATGCCGAGGAGGCATTTGCCATGGTCAGAGATGCGGCACGCGAGCTAGCTCCCGACATGTGCGAGATGGACGGCTACGTCGCGGTCGGCGACAAGGGAGACGAACGATACTGGTCTTGTTATCAGGACGCTGTAGCTACGCTCGTTGTGTTCGACGCAATCGGAAGCCGTCAAGGTCCAAAGGTATGCCTGGAGCATCTAGAGGAGGCAGGCATCGATCCCGAAGAGGACAAGTGGCGGCATCGCAAGTGCGTCTGTGGATACTACGCAGACGACGAGGACGACCTGGACCAGCACATTCTGGCGAGTATGCATCTGCCAGGCGACCACGCAGAGGCACACTGACATGCAGCCGATAGACATGAAAAACATCGATGTGGACGAGTTTCTTATCCTCGGCGAGACCTCTTTCCAGAAGCATGAGGAAATCCTGAGCACGGGCGTCGAGGCATACGCCAAGCGGCGCTACAAGGAACTCACCTCCAGAGACCAACCACGATACATAGCAATCCGGTTCGTACGGATCATAGCAGAGGCAGGAAAGATATGAGCGAATATGCAAGGGCAGCGAGCAGGCCCCTACATGACCACGAGGCGGACAATCCCGATAAGCTGATACGCCAGCCGCGTCAACCAATTCCCGAGAAGCGGCTCTATGAGATTCAGGTCATGGCTGACGGCTATGCCAAGGGAATGATGCTCGTGGATAGGACGACAATCCTTGCCAGAAGCCCTGACGAAGCCGCTCGCAAGTACGCAGACCTTTTCGTAGAAAGGGGCAGCACGCCAGTACAAGGGCACTAGCCAAAACGTTCCCGAGCTGGTACACTTCAAGTACAAGTAAACAGCGCGTGGTTCGGAGGAACAGTTCGCAAGAGCACCTCAGGGTAAGATCCTGGATAGTCTGGCGGGTGCCCATTCTCCTCCGACCCCGGCACACCTCCACGAGTAGAAGCCACGAAACAAGGAAGGCGAAATGGAACTCAACCAAGTACTCAAGCGGGTCCGGCAGTTCATAGAAAAGGCCGAGGCTGACATCGCGCCCGGCGCAACCCCCGAGCAGCGGGCAGCCGCGCTCATCGAGCAGCAGTCAGCCCGTAACATGGCCGACAAGCTGATGACGGACTACGCGGTCACTGCGGCTATGGCTAATGCTTCTGGCCCGGCTGCCGCGCGTCCCGTTCCCGGCAAGATGCTGATTCCGAACGGCAAATACAGCGACATTCAGGGTCACGTGTACCGCCTTCTCCTTGATGTGGCCGAGCACTGCCGCTGCAAGGTTCGGTATTACGGCGAATACAACAAGGAGGAAGGTCAGTACTACTCCAAGATATACGGCTGGGAAAGCGACCTTCGCTACTTCGAGATCCTGTTCACTACGCTGCAACTGCACATGCTCGGCGCGCTCCTGCCGAACATCCGTGAGGACGAGTCGATCGAGGAAGCTTCCTACCGGCTGCACAACATCGGGTATAACTGGCTCGAGATCGCGAAGCTGTACGGCTGGAACCAGATCAACGATTACGACCTCGAGGAGTGGGAGAAGCACCCCACCTACCTGAACAAGCACACCCAAGAGCGTGAGCACTACCGCGTTGCCGTCATGCAGTACGAGAAGGCGTACAAGCGTGCTCTCCGCATCAGGGGCGAGTCCCCGATTAAGGTTCCGCCCGGCGGTAGTGCGACCTTCCGCAACAGCGCAGCCGACGGATATGTGGCCCGCATCTGGCGTAGGCTCAGGGATGTAGAGCAAGGCAGGGTCACCGAGTCCGGTGCCAGCATCGTGCTGCGCGGTGCCGCCGACGAGCTGTTCGACTTCTTCCGCAAGGAAAACCCCGACTTGTTCCGGCCCGCCGCAGAAGCTGTCCCGTGCCCGAAGTGTGCGAAGTCTAAGAGCGGTCACTGCCGCGATCATCCCATGGGCAGCTTCCGTCCGCGTCCGTACAGCAGCGCTGGCTACGCGGTCGGTGTCAACCGTGCCAACACGGCCAGCCTCAATCCGGCCCCGTCCACCCCGAAGACAAGGCAGATCTCGTTATGGAGCAAGTAGCCATGGAGCGGGCTAGGAAACTGGCTGCCGATATCAAGGCTCGCAGGCTTGGCCTGGAAGCAGAGAAAGCCAACCTGGGAGACCATCCCTCATACGTCCGAGCCAAGAAGTACCGCGACGAGGACGCCGCACGCATCAACGGCATGGTCATCGGCCTCACCTTCGCCATCGGCGACCCGCTGAACATGCAGGCAGCCGAGGATCTTATCAAGGAAGTCTTGTTATGCTCAAGTTCGTAGAGATCAAGCCAACAAGCCATTCCGTGCGTAACGGATTCGATCTGTCCCTGATGAAGGAGAATGCGAGCGCTGGCTGGGCCGTGTCCGACCTTACCCGAGAAGAGCTCGTCCAGATCGGTGCCGCAATTATCAAGTTCCTAGGGAGCTAGTATGAAGACAGACAGCGATACGACCAGGAGCCAGAAGAAAGCCATCCGCGAACAGGTTGAGGTAGCGTTCTTGATTCATCTACCGGACTGGTTCTTGGAGGGCGTTACCGTTCACGACCTCCGTGAGCTTCAGCGGATATTCCATCTCGCCCACGAACGACTCATGTCGGAAGGCACCATCCCGACTAAAGATGAGAGAAGGTGCAAGCACTGCGGACGACCTGTCGTCGGAGGGAAAACTCACTGGATAGTTCCTGATGGAGTAGCGCCCGGCAATGCCTTCTTCTGCGAAAAAAGCCCCAGTCGGGAGCACGAGGTAGGGTCATGAGCCGACAGAAGGAAATCGAAGCAGCCAACGCTCTGGAGGATCTGGTGCCAGAGCTGAAGGAGATAATCAAGGATCTCCGGGACGGTACCACGCAGCAGCCGTACGCCCTCGTGTATCACTTCAGGACAAGCATCGGCCGGATCGTGGCAATGCTTGGCACTGGTCATCCTGGGCCTGTTCGGGAACACCGTTACGTTGGTCCATGGCCGGACCAGCCTGGCCCAAGGACAGACCGATGAGCCAGATCGCAGGCGAACTGCTGGCCACAAACATAGTCCTGTTTGGGATTTTCCTTGTACTCTTCGCGATATTCTGGAATATGAAATGAGCGATCCCTTCAAAGAAGGGGAAGATCCTGATGCAATCGAGGAACTTCCTCCGCAGCCCGAGAACTGGGGCGCATATCCGGCACCGCACTATGACGAGTACGACGACTGTCAATGTCCAGATCATGTAGCTATGCGACAAGATCGCATACCTTCCAACCCGCTTCAAGAGTTCATAGAAGGTATGCAGCGCAAAAACGAGTAATTGCTATCTGCCGGCTCAAGTAGTATACTTGAAAGCGCAAGTGCAGCACGGCCCACACGAGAAGGAGACCCCCATGAAATGCGGAAACCGTAAGTTCGGTAATCACGAGCACGGCACCGTTGCAGAAGTTCGCGCCTGCTATGGTATCGGACAGAACGACACCCCCACTGAGATGCAGGCCAAAGTCATGCAAGGCGTCCTGCCGCCAATCCACGAAGCGCCGAACTACGACATCGGTACTCGTGACCGGCACCAGGCTCCGAAGGTGATGGAGCAAGGGCACACCCACCAGCTAGAGCCTCGTTCACAGGACGAAGTGCCTGAAGGTCATTACGCGACCAAGAGCCGTACCGGCCGCAACGATTACGATTTTTGGGTCGTGGTACTCGGCAAGGGCAAGTGGCAAGGACGCAAGTTCGTCAACAGGATTGTTGGCGGAAAGCCAGACTGGACAGGCCCGCGCGTAAGCCGCAACGAGGCAGACGCAGCTTTCCGAGCCATCCTGACCGAGGGCGTCGATGTCACGGGCAAACGGTACGGCGTCGAGATCGGCAGGTGCCGCTACTGCAACCGCGCACTCACCGAGTACGCCAGCCGCACGATGGGCGAGGGCCCTGACTGCGCCGACGAGCACGGCCACGGCGACGCCTGGCAAGAACTCAATCGTCAGTTCAAGAGTGGCGAGATCGAGGTCGCGTAATGAAATTTAAGGACGTTGAGTGGGTGCTGACCGAGCCCGTTATCGGCAGCATCACTGGCAACGCTACCGAGGTTAAGGGCAAGCGACACGGAAACAACCGGGGCAAGCATGTCCGGATTGCCGTGTTCTGCGGAGGCGGCGGAAACTTCAAGCTTCTGTTCGATGGCCAGTTCGTGAACGTCGGTGAGCACCTGGCCGACTTCTTCTCAGTACTGGACGAGATCGCTGAGCAGGGCCACAGCGATCCATATATCGAGGCAAAGCTGGCAAAGAAGCCAGTGGATGCTCCGGCCGATATTGAGCTTAACACCGAGCTCATTGAGGACACGCCATGAACAGCGAGCAGCGCGCATTCCGATACGTAGGCGAACTGGATGCCGAGCAGCTTCTGGCCAAGCTGGAAGAGGAAAGAATCGTTCATCCTTCCGGGCTCGCCCAGGTCCTCGGCATCTCGGGTCGTGGCGATAAGTGGGAGGTGGCAGAAGCCATTGTCCTGCACGTCCGCAGGACACGCGCCGCAAACAGCCACACCGGAACACCAGGCACACCGTTCTGTTTCGACGGCCATGTTGTAGACCCAGCAACCTCGTGGCGTCTTATCAGAATGACCCTGACAGAGGAAACAAGGCAAGGCCGCTATCTTCAAGACGAGAATGGAAAGTGGTACCGCGATCCTCCGGCCGTCTGGGTGCCCGACGAGAATGCTCCTGGAAGCATGATCGTCTGCCAATTCCACGACCCCGGTCCCGAAGTTCCTACCGCCGTGACAAGGGGGTTGTTATGCCTACTCCTACCGGCCTGCCGAAGGTGGGTGAAGTCTGGGAGCTTACCCAGAAGTTCCCTCCTGACTGGAAGCCGCAATCAACTCGTGTCATAGTTCTAGAACGTAGTCGCGGCGATTACTGGTCACTGCGCGTAGCCACTATCATTGAACGTGACGGCAGCAAGTTCTGGGATCGTAAGCTCTGGGTAGATCCGGCTGCCTGGTTCTCTCGGGGTGAGCTGAAGTACATCGGTCCAGCTGGACCCAAGGCAAAGCAAGCACTCGGACTAGGCTGATGCTTTACCACGTCGAGATAACTCTCCTGTACATGTACCAGGCTCACCGGCACATGCAACTGGAGGGTTACCCCCTGGAATACTACCTCTGGTTTTACATGGCGTTGTATGCCACCGTACGCAGGCGAGGAGGCTACCCATGGCCGCTATAGGGGGCACAGTTCCCGACCCCGCTATGGCCCGTACAGCGCTACGGCTGGCCCGGTATGCGCGCTACAATGGCAGCAGGAAGGGCCAGGCAAGGAACCGCAAGTACGAAGACGCCCATCCCGAGCGCAAGGCAAGATGGGCACCAATCATGATCATGAAGCGAGACCTACAGAATGGAGCACTCCATGTACCAGCAGCCGACTTACAACCAGCCTCAGCAGCAGCCATCCGCCACGCACGACGGGATGGCCATCGCCTCACTCGTCCTGAGCCTAGTTTGGCTATGGGGCCTCGGCTCGCTACTGGCTGTGATCTTCGGGCACATCTCGCATAAAGAAGCCAAGCGCTTGCATCGCCAGCCTTCAGGAATGGCCACAGCAGGTCTCGTTATCGGATACCTCGGCCTGGGTGTCGCCCTTCTCGTGACCATCCTGATTGTCGTTGCTCTGAGCAAGACCAGTAGCTATCAGGACTGCTTGAACAACTGGTCAAACAGCGGCGTAGACCCGAGTATCATGTGCAACCCGTAGTATACCCCCTGGGGGTATATTTCTCGGAACCCCTTTTACCTTTTCTACAATTCAAGGAAGGCGAAAGAAAATGGCCACGATAGTTCAGTTTCCGCAGAAGCCTCTGGAAGAGCAAGCGGAAGAGTTCCTTATCAACATGCCAGCACGGTTCGCGGCTTGCCACGGATTCGGACACAACTTCCCTAAGCCCATGGGAGGGCGCAAGGGCAAGAAAATCAAGGGCCTGACTCTTCGCCGCTACCCGGAAGGTCAAGAGCTTGAGGCAATCTGCCAGGACTGCGGCATGGTCCGCATCAAGGTAGCGGCTCCAGGCGAGGTGTTCGAGTGGCCGACCACGAGGTACATATATCTTCCTCCTAAAGGATACGCCGCGCCCAAGGGAACCGGCAAGTTCCTGTCTAAGGCCATGTATGCCAACGAGTCGTACCGCCGTTACGAGGAGGAGCAGGAAAACCCGACAGGAGGCGAGGACATGGCAGAGGAGGACTCTCCGAAGCAGCCTAAGTTCTCGGGGTAGCGTCAGCAGTTCTGACATGGTACAATAGAAGCAGGGAAGGAGGCGGCAATGGATACCGAAGAGCTAGCCAGGACAATAGTTGCCGACATGCAAGATGAAGGGCTACTCTGCACGATACAAGACTTCGGTCGTGTGGAGCGGGTGGTCGCCAAGACCAACGCCATCCAAGAAGAAGGTGCCTGGCAGTGCGGGGCAGGCCACATGTTTCGCTACGAACCTCCGCCTGCTTCCCCGCCGTGGTGCGCTAAGACGGGATGCCAGGCCGGTGATTTCCGCTGGATCATTAAGAATGAGGTTACCGACAGGGACTGGTTCCCTGATGGCCCGCTGCCAGGCTACCACGACAACGAGTACAGCGAGGACTGGTCATGAGATACGTAGTCACAGTCAAGCTGCCGCGCAGGAAAGACCATGACCCCCACAATAAGAAGACGGGGAAGTGCCCTGTTGGTGGCGGCACCTGTACCGACGTGACTGGCGAGCATCATTCATTCGTGTTCGAGACCTTGCGTCCGGATGACGAGGCCATCGAGTATGTCAAGCAGAACTGGAGTGACTACCACATCACCAGGATCGAGCAAGTGTGATGACTGTCTTCATTGAGATTGACGGCAAGCGTATCCTTGGCACCTTTCCTAAGTGGACGCGACGCGAGGTAGCACATCAGGTGTCAGGTGCCAGAGCCAAGTGGGACAAGTCCGGGCCTGAGGACGTGTTTCTGGGCTGGACATACCCGCTCACTATGGACACCTGCTATACCATGCGTCGCGTATTCGGTCGTGACCTGAAGGTTGGCCCGCAACTTGCTGATTGGGCTCGTGTTGAGATAAAGAAAGCTGAGAGCCTAGACCTTTTCCGTGACGGCGACATCAACCAGGCAGCCGCGAAGCTTCTGCGGGTAGGCGAGGAAGCGCCAGAGCTTTACATGGCGATGGCTGCGCGTCCGTACCAGCTTGCCGGGGCAGCCTTCATGACAGAGGGCAAGAAGGTTATCCTCGGGGACGAACCAGGCTTGGGCAAGACACTACAGACACTGGCTGCGCTGATTGAAACAGGGGCTCAGCGTATCCTGGTGTCTTGCCCGAAGACAGCTACCCGCGCGGTGTGGGAGCGTGAGACAGAACGCTGGGCACCCGCCATAGCACCGTTCGTAGCGCAAGGCAGTCCAGACGAGCGTGCCGGAGAGATGAATAACTTCGCCACGTTCGTTCAGTCTGGCGTACCCAGCATGCTCATCGTCAATCACGAGATGCTACGCTGTCGCAAGATTGAAGTCTGTCCCAAATGGGGCGCTCAGGTAGAAGCATGCACCGAACAGAACGATCGCCTGCATCACCATCACTACGAGAAAGATCCTGATTGGCCGTGGCTGTTCGAGCAGGAATGGGACGCCATCGTTGTAGACGAAAGTCACAAGGGCCTGGCCACAACGAAGAACGTCCAGAGCAAGGGCATCAGCCAGCTACGCTTCGGTCTCGTTCAGATACGACGACGCCTCGTGGAAGGTGGCCTGGCCCTGGCTCTATCAGGAACGCCTTTCCGTTCCAAGCTGGACAGAGCCTGGGGTACACTCAACTGGGAACGTCCCGATGTTTTCGGAAGCTACTGGAACTTTGCCAAGACATACTTCGGTGTTGACGATAGCGGACGCAACATGATAGTCGGCAAGGAGCCACTAGACCCTGAAGCCTTTGACCAGATGCTGCGCCCGCACTATCTGGTCCGCACCAAGAAGGACGTCCTGCCTGACCTGCCCCCGATCATCTACGCGGGCACGCCACCTGAGGATGACCCAAAAGGTGAGTGCTACGTGCGCCTTGACATGGACGAGAAGCAGGCTCGTGCTTACAAGAAGATGGCCAAGGAAGCAGAAGCCGAGGTTGAAGGCGGTACCCTGCTAGCCAATGGCGTCCTCGCAGAACTGACCAGACTGCGACAGTTCGCGAATGCCTATGCTGAGCTTGGTTCCCGTTACCGTTCGGTTACTACTGGGCAGCGACGCATGATGCAGGAAATAACTCCAACCCTGCCATCCAACAAGATCGAGTGGATAATCCAGTTCTTGCAGGAACGCGAGTTTACTGGCGGCAAGTACGTGATAGCAAGCTCCTTCACCTCGATCGTGAAGCTGATCGCCAGGCAGGTTGCAAACGAGTGGGGTGAAGAGTCTGTACTCACCTTGACAGGAGAGACAGGAGACAAGGCACGGCTTGATCTAGTCGAGCGATTCCAGAACCCGGATAGCCCGGTACGCGTAGTCGTGCTGAACCGTGACGCCGGCGGAGAGGCTATTACCCTCGACGCTGCTGACGACATGATCGTTGTAGACCAGCCTTGGCTCAGTGATCAGGACGAGCAGCTAACCGCGCGCATACATCGTGTTTCTCGCATTCACCAGGTTACCGTACATCGTCTTGTCTCGGTAGGCACGGTTGACGAGTGGATGGCTAACCTTACGCAAGAGCAGCGTCGCATCCTGCGCACTGCTAAGCCCAAGACACTGTCTGAGAAAGTTTTGCAAGCCCTAGGAGGCTGACATGACGAAACGTGGCGATCAGATAGGAACGATAGGGGCAAATATGGGCAAGTTCCTAGAGGGAGACCTTATAGAACTGTGCCTTGATTTCATTGCCGATAGGGGGTCTTCCCTGGCAACCTATCGGGAGGATCTAGGCAACAGAGTGCAGCGCTATTTCAAGATTGAAGAGCGTGATGACGAGGCCGGATACATCGAAGTAGAGGTCCGCTTCACAGAATGGCGTGAGCCAGACAAGCGTTTCCGCATACATCTTAAGATCGAAGAGCTGGAAACATGATCGGCCCGCTGTGTTCGTTCTGGTCGGCAACACCATTTGACTGCCTCGTACTCGGCTTGTATTGCGAGCACATATCGTGCTGGCTCATAGCAACTGACAAGCTCATCAGGGCAGAGGGCAACTGGAATACAAATGGATGACGAAGAAATGCTCGTCGAGATGCGAAAGCAATATGAATATGCCACGCTAGAAACTCACATGCTTGTTGATGGCGTGCTGTATCAGCGCTGCCGCATCTGCATGAAGAATCCGATCATCATCTTCGGCAACGTCTTGTGGTGTGATGATTGCATTGACGAGTTTCTTGCAACTAAAGGCCATGTAAGCATGACCGACTTCATAGCCAGCAAAAGGAAGGCGATATGACAACCCCGCCAATGACCAAGAAGCAGACCATCGACTATCTCGTACACAAGTATGACAAGACACGCGACGTGGCAGGCCGGATATTCGACATCGCCATGCAAACCGGCCTGAAGAACGAGCCGTTCGCACGTGGTTACCTAACCGTTATCCCGACCGGGAACGGCAAAGTCACCATCGAAGAAAATGCAAAGAATGCCGTGCTCGGAGTTGCAGGACCACCCCAGAGGCGGTATACTTCCCGTAACAGCACTACCGCCAAAACTAACGACAGAAGGAAGGCAGCCATGCCAGCACGTCCACGCAAGCCCGCAGTCGCCGCACCCGAGCCCGAGGTCGAAGAGCCTGCTGGGCGCGACCCGGAACTGTTCCTGACCAAGGAACTCACCCCCACCCAAGCCGACTACGTTGAGTGGTTGGCTGACACCCTGGGCGACCTCGGTGACCTCGAGTGGGAGCGGGTGGCCTTCGTCGCGGTCAGCCTGTACTCCGACTTCCAGAAGTCCGACTTCAACAAGGACCGCAAGGAGGAACGGCGCAACGCCCGCACCGCGAGGGTTGCCGCCAACGGTGACGCCGAGGAGGACGACGAAGAGCCGGAAGCCCCGGCCAAGCCCGCACGGCGCGGCAAGACGGCCGCAGCAGCGCCCGCAGCGCCCGCCAGGCCGGCTCGTGGTGGCAAGGCAACCGCTACCGCTGCCCCGGCTGGCAAGCGTGGCAGGGGCCGTCCTGCTGCCGAGGTCTACTAGAAGCCCCACCCCCTGTCTCGCTCTGCTCTCCCGAGACAGGGGGTGGGTCCATCGTCCTGCCCATGTCAAGTCACCTATAGCCGAGATGCGCGCTCAAGCAAAAGGGTGGCAGGCAGAGCTCCGAGGCATGGGCAGGACCCATCTATCCTGCTGGGCAGGTGCTCGCAGCCGAGACTCCTAGGATAACTCGAAGTTGCGGTAGACTCGGCGATCTGTACTGACGAGACGGACGGCAGCCGGAAATGACCCTGGTGGCAGCCTGCTTAGCAGGACTTAAAAAGGAAGGCATCATGAACGTAGAAGTAGCACAGCTTGAGCCCGGCGTGTTCGGGGTAAGTCACGGCAGCGGTGTCGCTGGCCAGCTCATTCGTGACGCGACAGGGAGCTGGGCTGGACACGCCGTCCTGTATCTCGGGGGTAATCAGCTAATATCGGGTCAGCCTCCACAAGCTGTCATCCAGCCTGCCGACACATACCAGGACGCCATCTGGGCATATCGTATGTGGGACCAGCTTCGGGCTGTCAACGGCTGGACACCAACACAGGTCAGCACCGCTCAGAATGCGGTCGTATCACGTGGGCATGCTCTGGACAAAGCTCTCTACGACTATCCGGCCTACCTCGCGTTCAGCCTGGAAGTGCTGCATCTACGCAACGAGCAGCAGCTATCCGGATTCTTCGGGCATGACCCGATGCGGGTCTGCTCGGGGCTGGTGGCCGACGCCGAGACTACCGGCAAGGTGCCGATGATCTTCGTTCCTGAGGACGGCCCCGGCCTGACGAGGGACAACAGCCAGAAGGTAGACATGGTGTCTGTCAATCTGGTTTCGCCCGGTATGCTGCTCGGGCTGGCGCAGCGTCTGGACTGGGCTTGATGCTCAGTAATCCGAACGGAGCGGGTACGCATCCGCTTCACCAAGCCAGCGACAAAACCAGCTACAACGGAGGCGGCATGGAAGCCAAGCTTCTGAGTAGCGAACCATTCCAGGAGGAAGACCGATGAGTTTCAATCTCGCCGCAGCAGGCACCAAGTACCAGGTCCTCGATTCGCTTCGCGCCCTCACCCATGCGCAGCTCGGCACCGACGGCATGGGTGGTGACATGCGCACCTTCCTCGTGGACTCCATCGAGGATGGAACCGACCCGGGCGACAACGGCCAGCGCTACGTCGTCAACGCGAGCGGGCACAGCAACCCTGGCAGCAGCCCGGTGACCCTGGCAGTCAGCGTGACCGTCGTCAACGCCGACCCGCCAGCCCAGGAGGTTTCTGCTCAGCAGGTTCCCATGACCGACGCGGGTACCGGCACGGACACCCTGGAGACCCAGCCCGCCTAGCCCCTGAGCGTCCTGCTCGGTCGTGGCAACGTGTCAGCTACTCAGCAACGACCCGCCAGAATTGAAGCTGGTACCGAGCAGGACCCTGAGGGGAAGGAGGTGGTGACAGATATGATCCGGAGCACCTGGAACAAGGAGTTTTGATGTGAGTTCGGCGCGATCGACGACAACTGAATACGGCATTACTCGTTGAATGCCCGGCTCAAGATGTCACATACATGCGGGTGTAATTCTTGAGCCGGGCCTTGAAGGAGGAAGGCGAAAATGAGAATTTGTTACCGCTGTCGTAGGCATCAGGGCAAGAGGCTCCATTGGTGCATACGCCTGAACTGTGATTGTCCGTGCCGTGGTTACTAAACTTCCAGTGCTGACTACAAGCGAGCGCTCGTGTGTGAGACGTTGTCCGCAACAGCATCAATGGCGATACCGTATGGGCCTTGTCCCTGTAGATGTTCCTCTGGACGCACGCTGGTTCGGTATAGGTGTCCACATAGCCCTTGCTCAGTGGTACAAGCCTGGCAAGAGGCGTGGCTCTCATCCTGCTGACACTTTTGAAGCTTGGATTGACGAGCAAGAACAAGAGATACGGGCCAGTTACGAGGACAAGGGCCTTGAGTGGTATGACGAAGACAAGCTTGTAGACGCCCGCGAGCTTGGTATTGCCATGCTTGAAGCTTATGTTGACGAGTACGGAAAAGATTCGAAGTGGCACATCATCGCCATTGAGGAGCCGTTCAGTGTCAAGGTCGAGCGTGGCGGCAAGGCACTTGCCATATTCAAGTCCACCTGGGACGGCGTCTTCCGAGACTTGAGGGACGGCCGCATCTATCTTCTAGAGAATAAGACCGCGAGCCAGATAGATACCGCTTACCTCCCTCTTGACGACCAGGCTGGTGTTTACTGGGCAGTAGCTAGCGCGATACTACGTAAGCGCGGTATACTTAAGGATGACCAAGAGATCGCCGGAATCCTCTATAATTTCCTTCGCAAGAGCAAGCCCGATCCGCGTCCCCGTAATTCTGGGGGTGCGTATCTCAATCAAGACGGAACCGTTAGCAAGCGCCAGCCGTCTGAACGCTTTTCAAGAGAGATTGTAGAGCGCAGTCAGAGTGAACTTCACTCACAGATGATGCGACTAGCTGACGAGGTAGCCGTAATGGAAGCTATGCGTACCGGCGTCATTCCAGTTACCAAGAACACGACAAGGGATTGCGCCCGCTTCTGTGACTTCTTCGATATGTGTACGCTGCACGAGCGTGGTGGTAGCTCTTGGAAGACAATAATGAAGTCAGATTTCGTTCAGGTCGATCCGTACGCCCGGTACACCGTCAAGTCTGCAGGAGGTGGAGGATGAAGGCAGAGCCACCTGTGCCAATCCCGAATCCTTGGGGACCTTTTGACCCATGCGAGAGCGTGTTCGCGTTTCCTATCTACTGGCTAGCCAAGATTATCGTCAGATGGAAGAGGAGCAGGTAATGCCACCAGCACGAGGCACACGAGGCGCGGGCCGACCTCGAGGCATGCGGAATACGCAGGCAAGGTCAGCCAAGAAGGAACGCGACGACCCTACTGCCATAGAAGAGGCAGAGGTAACCATCAAGGTTGAAGACCTTGTCAAAAGTCATCAGCCCGCCAACGTTCTCCTAGCTGGCCCTAGTGGTCACGGAAAGAGCGTACTCGCGAGCTTCGCGCCGCGCAACACCATCCTCAGCACGGAATCAGGCGGCACCATCTCGGCGAAAGCAGTAGGGCTCTATAACCCCGCCAAGGTAATCCATACCGAGATATGGGAAGAAGTTGTCGCAGGCAAGCGCTGGGCTGATCAGCACCTGAAAGCTGGCGACTGGTTGACGCTCGACAGCTTGACCAAGATGCAAGAGCTCATGATCCGATGGATCCTGCGCAAGAAACACGAAGCCAACAGCTCTAGAGACCTTGACATCCCGGCCATCGCCGATCATCAGAAGTGGCAGAAGTACTTCAAGCGCTTCGTGGACGGCCTGATCGACGCTCCGTACAACGTCACCTTCATATGCGGCGAGATGATCCGTGAGGGCAGGGACGGCGACGACATCGTTCTGCCGCATATCGAGGGCAAGGGCGAGACGATCTGCGACTACATACGCGGACAGACCTCTCTCAACATCTACTATGCCATCACCACGCAGGCTGAGGACGAGAACGGTATGCCGGTGCGTCGAGCTTTGTTCCAGCCGTACATGCCGCTAGGCATCGTATTCCCGAAGGACAGGTTCCATCTGTTCGGCCAGTATCGAGATGTATATCACGAAGAGTTCGACATCTTCGCTAGCTGGGTAGTGGAGATCGAAGAAAAGCTAGCAGCTATCAGGGCTGCCAAGGAAGCTCAAGAAGCACGAGCATCTAGGCCAGTCGCCGCAGCAACCCCGATCAGGAGGCGTCGTGCAGCCAGTTGAGCACGGCCTCCAGGTCGGCATAGTTGACGACTGGATGGGTGACGGCATCAGCCTGGCAATCCGTCTGAAGATCGATAGCACCCATGCCCAGTATCTCAAGTTTGACGAGAACGGCAGGCAGCGCTGGGAGTTCATTGAACTTCCAATTATGATACAGGGCGAGCCTACAATGAGGCTTACAAATGACATGGCGCGTGCTATGCTGGATGCATTGCTTCGGCATTATCAAGGTGCTTCTGACATGCACACTGTCCGGGCAGATTTCCTGCACGAGAGGGGTCGAGTAGACAGACTTGTCGAGACCATATCGAATATCGCATTCAACAGCGCAACAAGGGAAAGG